GCCGCTGGCTCTAGCGCTAATCACTCTTACGTTACCCGTTCAATGGGGGCTGAAAAAGTCGTGATGGTTGAGACTACCGTTGGTAGCCTCAGCGATCCTTTGACTTTGGTTCAGTCCTTATCATTGAAAGGGCCAAACGCTCAAGGTAATCAGCGTTATTCCGTCAGCATCCGCAGGAACGTTACAGATCCTGCAACAAAGTTACCCTATACGGGGTCGGTCGCTACGACGGTATCTATACCGAAGAACGGCACGTTCACCGCAGGGATGGTCAAAGACTTATGCTCAGAAATGGCATCAGTCCTTGGCGCATGTAAAGCGTATGGCGCTTCAGGTACAGTTGTAGCGGGTTGTACCGATACATCTGCTTATCCTGAATCCATTGCCAACATGCTCTTTGTTGGACAATAGTCCGGAAAACGCAAGGGACGTGTATCCCTTAGGATTGTAAAACCTTTATGGAGTTACTAACCATGAAGCAATACAGTTCAGCGCAGGAGACCTTAATCTATAAGGCCCTGCGAAAGTGTATCACCGCGGATCTCATCCGCAACGGTATCCCTTCTGCATTAGCAGGTTTCGTAGTTAAATACTACGATCCTGAAAATGAAGATTATCTGCTACGTGTTGATGCATGGCAGTCTATGCTATGCTTAAACTACGTAACAGCGGACCATCGACCCTATATCCCTCTCCAGTACATCGAGTACGGAGTTGTGGTGGATCGTAATGGCGAACTTATACTTGCTGCACCACCAGTTATGGTGGAGCAACTCCATGCCGTTATACGGCTGGTATACAAGTATAAGGGTAAACCGCGCAGAGAAACGGATTGGGACACGGTTAAAGACCGTTTCCGCCGACCGGGCGCAATTACGCTCGATACTACGGAAATCGAGGGTATTAGGCGAGTACTTAGCGTACTACGCCCTCCTTCTTCGTGGTCGGAATTGCCACCCGGGAAATTCGGGCCTGGAACTACGAGTGAGCGCGCAAGTATACATGGACGGTGGAGTTGGGAGATTTCTCTTCCATACTCTGTTCCGTTCACAGTATATAGCTTACGCCTCTTGGATACCAAATTTGGTAGAGATTTTGCACGCGCACCCTTGGTACACCAATATGGTATAACAAGGGTTGGCGAAGTGCCAAAATCTATCAAAACCAACCGGTTCATTTCAAGTGAACCTGCTGGGAACATGTATACTCAGATGAGCGTTGGATCAGCGTTAACTGAAGAAATGCGAAAGCGTTTCCCCAGAAACACGAATCTAATCGACCAAGCTGAGCACAACGCGCTTATGTTTAGTAGACTTAAGCGCTATACACGTTCGGGTATCCCGTACTACGTCAACTACGCCACTATTGATTTAAGTGACGCAAGTGACCATGTTTCTCGTAGACTCGTCAGCCTACTTCTCCCTCAGTGGAAAGAATTCCTCTTTGGAGTTCGATCTACCTTTGCCCGCTTTCCAGACGGTGAGTTGGTTCCGTTAAGGACCTTCGCACCTATGGGTAGCGGGGTCTGCTTCCCCGTCCTGAACGCAGTTGTACTTGGCATTGTCTTGTATGCCTGCGAGAAGGATCCTTGTCATATATGGGGGGACGATGCTATCGTCCCCGCAGACAAGGCATTATACTTCAAGGAACTCCTTAAAAAGAGTGGCCTTGTAGTTAATGAGGGAAAATCTTGTTGCAGCGGATGTTACCGAGAATCGTGCGGAATTGAATTGTTTAATTCAATTCGCTCACTTAATGAAGAGAAGTGGTATCCATTGGATATCACGCCTCTTTATATCAAGGAACATCCCTCCCGGGTAGATTCAGCAACCTTAGAACAATGGTTCCAGAAATTGGAC